GTAAATGTACCTTCAATAAGAGATTCATCATTATATCCTACAAATAAATTTAATTTATAATATGTGCTAATCCCAGTCCTACCAAAGGATCTGCTGAATATTTCAACTTCTGATACAGAACCTTGTGTTCTAACATCAGTTGATTTTCTAACAGTTTGTCCTACTAATTTATTTGGATCACCAGATATTCTTTCAACAACTAAAACTTCTCTTCGAGTAAATTCTGCAGTGGAGGGTTTAAGTAAGTAATCTTCAAGATCTATAATCTTTGGATCAACTCCATATAAGGAACCAAACAATATTTTGAAAGATTCTTCAGTTCCTTTTGATCTGTATAGTGATGTTGACTCTTTTATGAAATTACTTACATCAAGATTGGACACAAAACTTGTATCTTCTAATCCTGGTGTAAGAGTAAACTTTATTTTATTATAAAACTCCTTTAAAAAATGAGAACTTAAATTTATAACAGTTGAATCATCTGCATGAGTAGAAGGTGTAGATTGTGAAAATACTAATTCATTTGGAGAATTATCTGCTCTATATGAAGTAATACCACTAAATCCACGAGTGACTCCTGTAAATGTATTTGTAGTTAATCCAGTATATGTAAATATTTCATCATTTATCTTAAATAAACCATTTTTATTTGGAAATCCCTTTGTACTTGATACATTAACAGAATTTAATGCAGCAGTGGTACCAATCCCAACACTTAAAGATGTAATTCCAACAATAACTTCGGGTGTTAAATTATCTAATTTTAAATATTGATCTAAATTATCGACAAGATCAGTCGGTCCACCTCTATGCTCTTGAGAGATGTAGTATTGTTTTAAAAATTCTACTGCTTTAGGGTTTTCAGATAAAAGAAATTCGGGAAGTTGATTTTCTAATATTTGTTGTATCTGTACCCTCGCATCAATACCAGTAGTAATCATATTACCTTGTTAATGCTCCGTTTGAATAACTGGAAGTGACCTTGAATCCTACACCTGATATTTGTTCACCTGATGTAATTGTATCCTTAACCATATTTATGGTAGTACTGGAGATGCTAAAATCGAGATATAAATCTTTCAATCCAACAACATCATTTGAATCTGGGAATGCTTGCATTTCAATTACGTTATTTTCCTGTACTGTAGATGTAATATTAACAGTAGTAAGTGTAATTTCACCATGAGTATAGTCAACAGTTCCAGCAGACTTAACTACAACTACAACATTTTTTAATGAATCCTCTCTTACAATTGATAAAACACCTTTTCCTGATCCATCAAGATTACCACTCGAATTTTTGTTTGGAATATCAGTAATATATACTATTTCATTTTCACCTTCAATGGTAAATCCAGTACTCTTAATATTTTTACCTTCTTGATTAATTCTAAATTTATTACCAAAACAAAGTTCATATTGAGCAAATGAATTTAAAACTGCTCTTAAATTTCTTCTTATTTTAACTCTTGTGATGTTTGAAGTGATTGCAGTATCAATATCATCAATAATATTCAATGCCTTACTATATTTAAATCTACCACCAAATTTATTTACATCAGTTGATTTAGAATATGTTGTAAGACCTTCTGTAATTCTTGTTTTCAGTGCATTTACGTTACTAACTTTTGATGCATCATAATATACAAAAGATTCAAGTTCAACATAAAGTAATTTAAGATCAAGTATCTTTTGATTGATTCCTGCAAGTGAATAATTCTTTAAATCTGCTAAAATAAGTTGTTTATCAAAATCAGATACATAATCACCATTTTTTGGTTTGATTGTAATTAATACTGTTCCAAATTCTGGTGGATCTAATTCTTCTCCTCCAACAACAGAAACACTTTCAGTGTTTGGGTAAATATTTTGAATTATTGCTTCATAATCTCTTCCTGTAACTGCTCTATACTGTGCCGAGTAAAGTCTAGGAGCAAAATACTTAACAGAGTCAATAGATTCGATTTCACCACCATTAGATGCCTTTGAGACTGTTGTAATTAAAGGAAGTGAAGAAGGAGGTATGATATTTTCAAGAGAATCTGTAATTGTTCCTGAATATGAAAAATTAGAAGGACCATTTCCATCTTTCCCATCGGTAATAATATAACCAACAGTAATTTCGGTATCATTTTCTAATTTTTTACCAAAAACACCATCTCCGAATAATAATTCATATCTTTGATCTTGAACTTCTTGAATTAAGTAAGTTAATGAAGTTCCTGTTACACCAACAATATTATCTACCTTGGAATATTGTAATCCTCGTCCTGCATCAGATGAACCCTTTACATAAACAACAATTGTAGAACTATCTACAAAAGCATTATCAATAATAAATCTTTGATCTAATGATCCATCAACTACAAACGTTTGTTGTACATAAGTTCCTTGATAAACTGAAACTGGAGCATCAGAAGTACCAAAAGTTGCAACTCCATTGACAACTGTTGTTGTAATATCTTCAGAAATTGAAAAAGTATATGAATCTTCGACTGAACTTGCTAAACACACTAAACCTGCCTTTAAGGTCACTGTAGCGGTGTCATATGTAGTGGTATTGATTGATACTGGAAATGTAATATCTGCTTTTGCAGCGGTTCTGGAGCGTGGTACATAACCTATATTTCTTGCAAGCGAAACTACGTTCTCTCTTAAAACTGCAGAGTCTAAAAATGACTCATTTACGACCATATTTGAATTAAAAGCCGTAATATACGTATTATATGCTAAAGTATCAATTAAAACAGATAAATTTGATCCCTCAAAGTCAAAATCAGTAAAATCTGAACTTGAACGGATGTAATCTTTGATCGATGTCTTAATTTGATCGAAATCTAGGTTTGAAAATTTGGTAAAAGGCATATTACCTTGTTGCTTCTAGCATAAATGTGTATTCTTGGGTCGGGAACTCACTTCCAACGATGTCAAAATAGACATTTACCTCGAATTCGTTGTCATCTGGACGAGCAATTGCTTCCACATTGACATTATCGACTCTTGGTTCAAAGTTTTCAATCACAGTTTCGATTTCTTTCTGAATTACTGATGCTGTTCCGAAATCTACAAAGTCAAATAGACTCTCTCGAACACCTGAACCAATAATTGGTTGAAAAAATCGCTCTGTGGGAATAGTTTGCACTAAATTTCTTATCGAACGCTTGATTGCGTTCTCATTTTTGATTATAGTAATGTCTTTTGTTACTGGATGAGGTTCAAAAGACAGACTAATATCCTTAAATCCTTGAGATATTCGTGTAACTGCCATCAGAATATGAGTTTTCTTGTTTTATTTATGTCAGTTTCAACTAAAAATTATTTTTAACCCAAATTTATGTCAAAAGCAGTGTTTCCAGCACCTACATTCATATCAATGTTGCCTGTTTTGCGTTCTTTTGCTGTTTTCCAGAAATAATTCTCATCATTTCCCAATCCATCACGATCATGACCGTTCTCAACTTGGTAATATACTGTTGAAACCTTAAAATCTGGTGTTTTTGGTACTTCTGGAGTCAAACTGTTATCATAGATACGCATTCTATTGTTTGGATAGAGACAAAACTGCCCATTATCGAGTTCAAGTAGGTTATGAGACTTATGTTCGGCAGGTTGTTCACTCGTTGAGTAGTCAACTGCATCTACATCTTGATGATAATTGTCTAAAGTGCAGATATAAGTACCTGTTTGATTGCCAAAGTCTCTTGTCATCACCTCATAGTGCATCGAACCAATGAATTGTTTCTGTACTGCAACGACTCCATAGTCCATACAGTTCCAAAACTGAAGATTATGAAGTGTCATATCAGGTGTTGGTGTCTCTGGATCCGAGCAAAACGCTGAAATCGGCAGTTTATCAAACATCGCAGCATACTCTGGTAAGTAGGTCTCAAAGTAAAATGCCCGACCAGGTATACTTTTCGCAGATACCCACACTCCTTTTACAAATTCGCCATGACCACTCTGATGGTCGGTTAAGTATTCTTTTCTTACCCATACCTCATAAGAAGGTAGGTTCGCAATTAAACAAGACATTATCTATGATGAAAAACTTCTACGTATGATTTACATTTAGGACAAGTAAAATTAGAAAAGAAGTCATATTCAGACTCCTCTCCATCATTTACATCTTCCATATCGTGATCGGCACCCCATATTAATTCAGTACCGCAGTGCCAACAGTTCACTTTCCCTGCCCTCTATACCTTTTACGAGCCGAGTTACGGGACGTTGCCGAGTATTTCGAGTGCTTTCCCCGACCTTGACGAGTTTTTTTCGGTTTTGACTCAATGGTCGTACCAGTCATTGCAAATCTAGTTGCCATAATTCTCTTTTTTAATTTCTGTGTGTATTTGATCAGGTCTTGGATAACCTGTGCGGTAGAATTCGATTGCCAAGTCGTTCATAATATCAAAATATTGTGATTCCGAAAGGTTATCAAATCCACCTCTACCATCTATCGTGATGTAGTAGCGATCCATTAAATCACTCTAGTCTTCTCATGACCGACACGTACACGAGGATCGCACCATATTTCAAATCCTGCTTCCTTGGCATCAAGACAGAAAGATACGTCTTCGCCACACATATCCTGTACTTCGCCAGATTCAAATACTTGCATCTTGGGTGCGAACCACGGATACTTGATTTCGTTGTGCTCAAAGACACCTTTCTTAATCAGTAACCAACCGAAACCTGTATAGTCTACTGTGAATGGTTTCTTTCTCTTACTGATACTTTCAATTGTTTCATGATTCATCACACCACCACTTGCACGGAAGTCTTCTTCCTCTAACCAGTGTGCAACTGAAGTTGTCTTACCATCTTCTGTACAATACCAACCTGCTGCGATATCTTTTTCCATTAATACAATCTGATAGAACTTTTCAGAGTTGAAAACAATATCAGAGTCAATCCATAACTGATAGTCATAGTTTAACTTACCATCCCAAGGTAATTGATCAGGTCCTCGAAGAACGTTAGCACCCAGACATTTACATCGGGCGAAATTTACCATTGATGAATAATCTTGTGATATCTGTATACTTGATCCGTTTTGTACGAGATCAAAACATAACTGTACAAAACTCTTTAGAAATGTATATGAAACTCCTCTACCAGGTAGACAGAACACTACTGTCTTTCCTCTCATAATTTCTTTTGCTTTATCGTAGTCCCACTCTGGGGCTTTTTGTGTTTTCTTTGGGGTCTTTGCTTTAACTGTAAATCCTTTGGCCATAATGATTTTTAATTACATTCATATCATACAACATTATCTATACAATGTCAATAAGAATGTTCATGTGTAATATCCGTATCTGTAACCTCCGAGTATGTAATATCTTCTGTATGGTAAGATGTATATAATTTACTCCAAATTAATTCAAACTCGCTTTGATTTAAATTTTTGAATATACACTTATCCTCAATGTATATGTGAAAAGACTTTGTTTCTGTGTTAGTCGTCATCTTCCTTTTCTTTGATAATTAGGGCATCACCGTCAAACGTCCACTCTAGTTCAGTGTCCTCATACCATGCCATTTCATTAATAATGGATTCTGGAATTTTGGTAATGTACTCGTCGCTTACTGGATCAATCTCTACTGTGCTAAAAATTTTACCAGAAAATTTTTTCATAATAACTGTCAACCTTTATCAGATTATATAGTAGCGGGAAAATTTTTGAAAGTCAAGGGTTAGATTTAACTCGCTTTCGTAACACTTTGTAGACTAACGGTACCTTGAAAATTATATATACCGCTGCTGATTCACGAACGAACGAACCGAGGGTTGTTAAAGTTTGCATAACTGAACGAACCCCTCCTCACTAATTTGATATGTCCCCACTCATTAAACTTTACAAACCCTTCGCCTTCATGCTGTTCCCCGTGTAGCGTTGCCTGTAATTCATCATCTACTTTGCAAGTGTCCATATAATCTTCCTTCAGAGATGATATTAATTTCCATAAGAACACCAAGCGACTATTAGCAAACTCCTGTGGTTTTATCTCTTTACCTTCACGAATATACGAATTTAATTCCTTCTTAAGTGCTGCTACCTCTTTATCATCTTCTAAAAAGTCAACTGTCTTTGCGAATATCTGGGCAAACTGGATCAGGGAGCGAAGTTCACATAGATCCCCTTCTGCAACCTCTGGGCGAATGAACTTAACAAACCCGCTTCTATCTGATAGATTATTATGTAATGGGTACGGTCTGTTCTCATAGTATTCTGTATGCGGTGCGATTATGATCTGCTCATCTGCTACTGTAGGAAGTGTATAAGTTAGCGTGTTTGGTGTCCATGTGTGAGTACCACCGAAACCAATAAAATCCCCCTGATATATGCTTTTATCTCTGGAAGGCAACCAACGGAAACACGCTGTAAGTATTTCATGTAACTCACCTTCATAATTTGCGTCTATGTCATCATACGACTTCATTAACTTTGGATTACGCTTATTAAAAACGGACTTCGTACCAACGAAAAAACGACCATCTTTCGGATCGTTTCCCCATACGACAGCGGGTGATCCATCAATTTTTGCTGATAGATTGCCTTCTCTGCCCATGCACTCAAGAGCAGATAGATCCCCTGTAAGGATCGTATCTTCGGGGTGTTCAATGTGTGTGAGTGGCATAATCAAAAATAATAACGAATAAAGAAAGGACATTAAGCAAAGATTGGATCAGCGTATTTGGAACAGGGGTGTGGTTGCTCTGGGGAACAACCGAAAGAAGCAATGAACTCATCAAGTGCTTTCACGTCGTCTTTATCTAAATCATCAAAATCAACCTGTGCCATATGATCCACTCCCCACTCTGCAACCTCAAATACGAACTCTTCCCAATCGCAACAGACATAAGCAACGTTTTCAAAGTTGTCACTTGCAAGGATTCTGTTTGCGATTCTGTTTGATAATTCAGTTCTCATAAAAGTTTTTCGTTTGTATAATACAATTATAAAGGATCATTCCCCAAAATAGGGGAATGAATGTGCCAGTAATTAAACTGTCCTATAGATATCCTGCAACTTCCATTCCTGGTTCATCATAGAACCAGCTTATAG